GCTGGTAATATTGTAGAGAAATTTACATATTTGACAAAAGCATTTGATGGTAAAATTTCACCTACACAATCTGTATATTATAAAGATTTTATTTCTGCAAATTCAGAGTATATTTTTGCGGGTGCTGCACCAACTGGTTCTGCTACTGGATTCACAAGCACTACTGGATATACAAATACTAATATTGGTAACTGGGCACAAAATGCTCAAGGCACAACCTTCTCTGGCGTAGGAAATATTACTTATAATTTGACTGGTGGTGTTGATTATTCTTCTTCTGGGGGAATGGGCGCTACTCTTGCTAATATTATTACTTCTTATAATGTTTTATCCAATCCAGCAGAATATCAAGTCAATTTCTTAATTAATGGTCCTTCTGGTGGTGCAACAATCTACGAATCTCAAGCAAAAGCAAATGCTTTAATTGGAATTGCCGAAGCAAGAAAAGATTGTGTTGCTGTAATTTCCCCACATAAATCCGGAATTGTAAATATTACAAATTCCGATACTCAAACCACTAATGTTATTAATTTCTTTGATCCAATCACATCCAGTTCTTATGCTGTATTTGATAGTGGTTATAAGTATATGTTTGACAGATTCAATAATACTTTCAGATACATTCCCTGCAATGCCGATGTTGCCGGTCTGATGGCTAGAACATCTATTAACCAATACTCTTGGTTCTCTCCTGCTGGTGCCTCTAGAGGGGCAATTAATGGTGCCGTAAAGCTTGCTTACAATCCATCAAAAGCACAAAGAGATCTATTGTATCCTAAGAGAATTAATCCAATTATTTTCTCTCCTGGTGCTGGCATTATTCTTTATGGAGACAAAACTGCACTTTCATATACTTCTGCTTTTGATAGAATTAACGTTCGTCGTTTATTCCTCACAATTGAATCTACAATTGAAAGAGCAGCAAGAGCGCAGTTATTTGAATTCAATGACATAATTACAAGATCAAATTTTGTAAATATTGTTGAACCATATCTTCGTGATGTAAAATCAAAGAGAGGCATTATTGACTTCTTGGTTGTTTGTGATGAAACAAATAACACTCCCGACGTGATTGATGGAAATCAGTTTAGAGCTGATATCTTTGTTAAACCTGCAAGATCAATTAACTTCATCGGACTTACCTTTGTTGCTACACGCACAGGTGTAAGTTTTGAAGAAGTTGTTGGAAACGTTTAATTCAATAGAGGAAATCCACAATGGCTAACTTAAACATTCCAAATACAAAAGACAGAACCCTTGATCAATTCAAGGGAAGAATGCTCGGGGGTGGAGCGAGACCTAATTTATTTGAATGTGAATTGTTTTTTCCTTCCGATTCAATTCCAGTAGGAACTACCGAAGATGCGCTTTCGGATAAAACTAGATTTTTAGTCAAAGCTGCAAATCTTCCTGCTTCTACTCTTGGAGTTATTGATGTTCCATTTAGAGGAAGAAACCTCAAAATTGCTGGAGATAGAACATTTGACCCTTGGACCATTACCGTAATTAATGATTCCGATTTCATAATTAGAACTGCTTTTGAAAGATGGATGAATCTTATCAACAAGCACGAGGATAATGCCGGAAAAAATAATCCAGTAGATTACCAAAAAGAAGTTTATGTGAAGCAATTTGGAAGAGCTTTAACTAATGGTTCAACTCCAACAAGTGCAACTCAAATTCCAGTATTGAAGCAATATAAATTCTACGGAGTTTTCCCAACTTCAGTAAGTGATATTGCTCTTTCGTATGATTCTTCAGATACAATTGAAGAATTCACTGTAGATCTTCAAGTTCAATGGTGGGATGCTCTTGATCCTTCTGGCGCAACTCAACTTGGAACTGGAGCATAAATAATAGAAACTGATTTAATTATTGATGGCTAAATTATTTGGATTTAAAATACAGGACAATACTGGAGCAGATAAGTCCAAAAGCATTATCTCTCCAGTACCCCCTAATGAGGAAGATAAGTCAGATTTTTATCTTCAAAGTGGATTTTATGGTCAGTATGTAGATATTGAAGGTGTTTATAAAAGTGAGCAAGATTTAGTAAGAAGATATCGTGAGATGGCACTTCACCCAGAATGTGATAGTGCCATTGAAGATGTAGTAAATGAAGCAATCGTATCAGATTTGAATGATTCTCCCGTAGAGATTGAACTTTCAAATCTTCCAGCTTCAGATAAACTAAAACAAATTATTAGAAAAGAATTCAAAACAATTAAAGATATTTTAGATTTTGATAGAAAATCACACGAAATATTCAGAAATTGGTATATTGATGGAAGAATCTTTTATCATAAAGTAATTGATTTTAAAAAACCAGAAGAAGGAATCAAAGAAATAAGATATATTGATCCTCTTAAAATTAGATTTATTCGTAGAGCAGAACAATCTGGACCAAATGCAAATTTCCCAACTCCTATGGGGACAAGTAAGGATCCAATTGATATCTACCAAGCACCAAAAATAGAAGAATATTATCTATATGATCCAAATTCTTCTATGGGTACTGGAGGAACTACATCATTCAGGAATGAATCAAAAAGTGTAAAAATCACAAAAGATGCGATTACATTTATCACTTCTGGACTCGTAGATCGCAACAAACAAACAGTTCTTTCATATCTCCATAAAGCAATTAAAGCACTCAATCAATTAAGAATGATTGAAGATAGTCTTGTAATTTATAGACTATCTCGTGCTCCAGAACGTAGAATTTTCTATATTGATGTTGGCAATCTACCAAAAATTAAAGCTGAGCAATATCTTCGTGATGTGATGAATCGTTATAGAAACAAACTTGTCTATAACGCAGATACAGGAGAAATTCGTGATGATCGTAAGTATATGGCGATGCTTGAAGATTTTTGGTTGCCACGTAGAGAAGGTGGTCGTGGAACAGAGATCACTACACTTCCTGGTGGACAAAATCTTGGAGAACTTGCTGATATTGAATATTTCCAAAAGAAACTTTACAAATCTCTAAATGTCCCATCAAGTAGAATTGATGTTGGTGGTGGTGGCTTTAATCTCGGAAGATCTTCTGAAATTTTAAGAGATGAACTTAAATTTACAAAGTTTGTAGGAAGACTGAGAAAGAGATTTTCTCAGATGTTTAATGATTTTCTAAAAACACAACTGATTTTAAAAAATATTATTACTCCGGAAGATTGGGAATCATTATCAGAACATATTCAATATGATTTTATTTACGATAATCATTTTTCCGACTTAAAAAATAATGAACTTTTAAATGACCAATTGGGAGTTGTTGCCGCTATGCAACCATATATTGGTACTTATTTCTCAACACAATATGTGAGACAGAAAGTTCTCAAACATTCCGATACTCTTATGGGAGAAATTGATAACCAAATCAAAAAAGAAATTGAAAAAGGAATTATACCAGATCCAGCAACTATTGATCCATCCACTGGTATGCCTTTTCAAGATAATTCTGCAGGAATGCAACCCCAAAATAATGCTGGAGGAATGGATTTGGGGCAACCAATGATGGAACCAGACTTAACAAAACAAGCAAAATCCACTGAAATCAAGATGCCCAAAGGTGGAGAGATATAAATAGTTTTTAGTTATTAATATATTATAACAGTATGGACGATTTAATAGATATGATTGCTGCTGGTGATTCTCAATCACAAGTATCTGATCGGATTAAAGATCTTCTTTTTTCTAAAAGCGCAGAAAGAATAGATGCAGTAAGACCATATGCTGCTGCTAGTCTTTTTGGTGAAGAAGATTCAGAATCTTATGAAGATGATGAGTCCGATGAAGACGATGAAGATGAATATGAAGAAGAGGAAGACTGATGAGTTTTAGAATTGTACAAACAGTCAGTGCAGTAAATGCTGCCGCTGCAACTACCGCAACATCTAATCCCATCGCTCTCCAATCTGGATATATTCGTGTTTCCTGTGGAACAACTGCTGCTTACATTCAAATTTCTGAAAACCCAGTGGCAACCGCAAATGATTTTATGATTGTTCCAAATAGTTCAGAAATTTTAAAGCAAAGAGTTGCTAGACAAAGAATTTCTGGTATTACTACAGGAACAACAACCGTTATAGATTTTGGCGAAAATAATGGAAATCCATTTATTGTTGGTGATTATGTAACAATTCAAAATGCACATCCCGCAGGAATTAATACAGTTCATTCACAAGTGACCGTATCAACTCCATCAAATATTACTTTGAATTATAATAGTTCTTCAGTTGTTGGAGTTGCATTAACAAATGCTTCCATTTCTAGAAGTGTGAAGGTTTCTGTATTTGCTCCAGTGGCAGCATCTGTAAGTATTGCAGAAGTTCAAACCGCATCACTAAACTAAAATGAAACTAATCACAGAAGAAGTTCAAAAAGTAGAATTTATTGTTGAGGGGACTGGATCCTCCAAAAGAATGTTCATTGAAGGTATATACCTTCAAGGAAATATGAGGAATCGTAATGGAAGAGAATATCCACTCGAAATTCTTGACCGCGAAGTACGTCGTTACAACGAGTCTTTTATTCAAAAAGGTCGTGCTCTTGGTGAACTTGGTCATCCAGATGGACCAACAATCAATTTAGATCGTGTTTCTCATAAAATTACTTCACTTATTCGTGAAGGAAATAACTTTAAGGGAAGGTCACAACTACTTTCTACCCCTATGGGCAAAATTGCACAATCACTTATTGGTGAAGGTGTGACTCTTGGGGTTTCTTCTCGTGGTGTTGGTTCATTAATTCAAACGAATGAAGGACATAAAGTTGTTGGTGAAGATTTTATGTTAGCAACTGCTGCGGATATTGTTGCCGATCCATCTGCTCCTGATGCTTTTGTTCAGGGAATTATGGAAGGGAAAGAATGGGTATGGGATGGTGGAATTTTGAGAGAGCAATTTACAGAAAAGACATATAAAACAATAAATACATTAGTTGACAAAAAAATGCTCAATGAGCATAAAGTAAAATTATTTGATAATTTTCTTTCAAATCTTTAAATTATAAATAAATATAGATTTAACAAAGGTAAATCGGAGAGTTCAAATGTCCCGTGGTAAAAACTTACAAGAAATGGAAACAGGCACTACACAATCTCGTACTGCTGTAAATGCCAATGCAAAGGCAGCAGAACCAATGCAAAAGTTGAGCACAGGCATTCCTGATGGTCAAACTGGTAGTTGGGAAGATCTTGGTGGACCAACACCAGAGAATTACAGATCAGATGATGATTCTGCTAAACTTAAAACTCCTGGTGCAACCCTTAAGCAAGTTAAGGATGTTGTAAATAAAGGAGCAAAGCCAGCAGAAGCAATGAAAACTGGTGCGGTAAAAGAAGATTCTGAATATGATGATGAAGATGAAGAACTCCTAGAAGCTGCCGAAGAAGAAGATACCGAAGATGAAGACGAAAAGGCAGAAAAGAAAAAATCTTCCAAAAAATCTGAAAAAGATGATGATGATGAAGAAGATGAAGATGACGAAGAAGATGGCAAGAAAAAAATGGATGAATCCATTAGCATCGAAGAAGATGTTGATGCTCTTCTTGCCGGTGAAGAACTATCTGAAGAATTTAGAGATAAAGCAAAGTTAATTTTTGAAGCAGCAATCAATTCAAAGATTTCTGAAATATATGAATCTCTAGAATCACATTATGAAAATCAACTTGTTGAGCAAGTTGAAGAAATCAAATCAGAATTGACTGAAAGAGTTGATTCTTATCTTGAGTATGTAGCCGATGAGTGGCTACAAGAAAATGCCCTTGTTGTAGAGCAAGGACTTAAAACTGAAATGACCGAATCATTCCTTCAAGGAATGAAGGGTCTTTTTGAAGAACATTATGTAACAATCCCTGAAGATAAATATGATGTAATCGAGAGTATGGTAGATAAACTTGATGAAATGGAGACCAAACTCAATGAGCAAATCGAAAGAAATATTGCTCTAAACCAAAGACTAGCAGAATCGGTTGCCGATGTAATTTTAAGTGATGTTTCTGAAGGTCTTGCGACCTCCCAGAAAGATAAACTCGCTTCCCTATCTGAAAGTGTTGAGTTTGAAAGTGAGACAGACTATCGTGAGAAGCTAGCAACATTGAGGGAAGCATACTTTCCAAGAAATGCTGGCGCTCAAAGAGGGTATTCGGAAGTAATTTCTGAAGAAGCTGATTATACTCAACCAGTTTCTGGTGCGATGGAATCTTATCTTCAGACACTTTCCAGAGTTTCTAAAAAGTGATTTTTAAATCATAAATCAAACTAACAATTTCCAAAAGAGGTAAAACAAATGCAAATGTTCAATGCAGAACAATTGCAGGAGAAGTGGGCACCACTCCTTAATTATGAGGGTCTTGATAAAATCAAGGACTCACATCGTAGAATGGTAACCGCAGTCCTGCTCGAAAACCAAGAAAAATTCCAAAGAGAGGAGCGCGAGTTCCTTTATGAAGCTCCAACTAACTCAGCTGGTACTGGTGGTTTCTCAAATACTGGTACTGGAGCTGTTGCTACTGGACCTGTTGCTGGTTTTGACCCCGTTCTAATCAGCTTGATTCGTCGTTCTATGCCCAACTTGGTCGCTTATGACCTCGCTGGCGTACAACCAATGAACGGTCCTACTGGACTTATCTTTGCGATGCGTTCACGTTACACCAACCAAACTGGAACTGAAGCATTCTTCAACGAAGTAGATACTTCATTCTCTGGTGAGAATGCAGGTCAGAACCTCACTGGTTCCTTCACTGATGGTGTTGCTGGTTTCGGTACTACTTCAAATCCAGCAGGTACAAACCCAGGTCTTCTTAACCCAGTAGGAGTTGCGGCAACCAACACCTATGCTACTGGTCAAGGCATGAACACTGGCGATGCCGAAAATCTTGATGGTAGTGGCGCTAGTGCGTTCAACCAGATGGCGTTCTCAATTGAGAAAGTCACCGTTACTGCAAAGTCACGCGCATTGAAAGCTGAGTATTCACTAGAACTCGCTCAAGACCTCAAGGCTATCCACGGTCTAAACGCAGAAGCAGAACTTGCTAACATTCTCTCAACTGAAATCCTTGCGGAAATCAACAGAGAAGTTATTCGTACAATCTACAAGATTGCTGAGCAAGGCGCTGCTGTTAATACTGCAACCGCTGGTATCTTTGACCTTGACGTTGACTCCAACGGTCGTTGGTCTGTTGAGAAGTTCAAGGGTCTTCTTTTCCAAATCGAGCGCGATGCTAACGCAATCGCACAAAGAACTCGTCGTGGAAAGGGCAACATGATCCTCTGCTCTGCTGACGTTGCTTCTGCACTCACCATGGCAGGTGTTCTTGATTACACCCCTGCTCTTAACGCTAATCTTAACGTTGATGACACCGGAAGCACCTTCGCTGGTGTTCTCCAAGGCAAGTATAAGGTCTATATTGATCCTTATTCTGCAAACGTATCTGCTAACCAGTACTACGTTGTAGGTTATAAGGGTTCTTCACCTTATGATGCTGGTCTCTTCTATTGTCCTTATGTTCCTCTCCAAATGGTTCGTGCCGTTGGTGAGAACAGCTTCCAACCAAAAATTGGATTCAAGACTCGTTACGGAATCGTTGCTAACCCATTTGCTGAAGGCACCGCTCAAGGTTCAGGTCGTCTTCTTGCTAATGCTAACCGTTACTACCGTCGTGTACGTGTTGACAATTTAATGTAAGTCTTTCTCGCATCTCTTTTACAAGGGACCCCAATATGGGGTCCTTTTTTTATGAAAATAAATAGAAATAAAAATGTCCCAAACTCCTTGGTCTAAGCAATTATCAAATAGAAATTTTTTATCTCCAGTTGGATTCAAATTTTCTGTCACAAAATTGCCAAAAGTAGACTTCTTTTCAAATACAGCAGAAATTCCAGGAATTAATCTTGGTGTTGCGATGCAACCAACATACCTCAAAGACATTCCAGTTCCAGGTGATAAAATATCTTATGATGATTTTTCTTTAGAATTTTTTATAGATGAAAATTTGGAAAACTATCTTGAAGTTCATAAGTGGTTAAGGGGACTTGGATATCCATATAGTATTCAAGAATTTATAGATTTAAAATCTAATGATGAGTATTTGCCAGATAATGCTGCTAAAAATTCATATAATGAATACTCCGATGCTACTTTATTCATCTACAATAGTAATTTTAATATTATATCACAAGTTCATTTTAAAGACTTATTTCCAATAAGTTTATCTACCGTTCAATTTAATTCAAAAGAATCTGACATCAATTATGTGACCGCAAGCGTCCAATTTAAGTATTCTATATATGATATAGTTGTTTTATGATTTATGAATCTTGATGAAATTCAATCGTTATGGGAAGAAGACGCAAAGATAGATCCAGATAATTTACACGAAGAATCTATTAAGATTCCTTCACTTCACGCAAAATATTATAAAATTTATAATAATATTCTTCTTCTTAAAAAATTAGAAGAAAACAAATTTAAAATATTAAAAAAAGAAAAATGGATGTACTTTTCCGGAAAATCAGATCCGGAAGTTTATATAAAAAATCCATTTGATTATAAGGTATTGAGACAGGATATAGATAAGTATATGGATGCCGATGAGGACATTTTAAAATCCATATCCAAAATGGAATACTACCAAACGATGTTAAGTTATTTGGATAGTATTCTGAAAACAATAATGAATAGGTCTTATCAAATTAAAAATAGTATTGAATATATGAGGTTCACTGCAGGTTATGGTTGATTTAATTATACAAAAAAAGAATGAAATTTATCTAAAGATAGAAGCAGA